CCACGCAGGTCTGCACCACGCAGGTCTGCACCACGCAGGTTTGCACCACGCAGGTCTGCATCACACAGGTATGCATCATACAGGTCTGCATCACGCAGGTCTGCATCATACAGGTCTGCACCACGCAGGTTTGCACCACGCAGGTTTGCACCACGCAGGTTTGCACCACGCAGGTCTGCACCACGCAGGTCTGCACCACGCAGGTCTGCACCACGCAGGTTTGCTCGTTTTCCGTCTGGTTTGTCATTCAACCATTTCACATGAAGATCACAAATATTTTTAAGTTCTTTGTTGGCCACTTGGTTTACCTCCCTCATTTATTATCGTGATATAATATTACACCCAATCCCATAATTTGTTCATTGACAAAATAACCAAAGTATGATAATAGAAATTAGCTAATTTTCACAGAATCATCCAGTCTTCACCACGTTTACACAACGGTTCATACTGACACCATCCGCATAGTCTTGTCTCATTTTTTGGAAAATTCGTAATTGTGTCGAGTTCCTTGCAACACGTTTCAAACTGTGATACACTGGACTCATCGTATGGAACTTCTACGATTTTAATTTCCGAAGCTTCCAAATATTCTTGCAGACGTTGACGGAACTCAAACAGAGATTCATCTTTTTTCTGCCGAATATTTATCTTTGGAATAAAGCAAAACTTAATATGGTCGATCTGAATATCTGGTCTTACCACAGACAGATAATGCTTATAAATAGATAACTGAGGTGACTGTAAATAGTTGTCAATGTTATTCGAGAATTTCCAATCCCAAATTTCATTATCAACAATGTAGTCAATATAGCCAATAAAACGGTCTGTTTTGACTTCTATTTCGTGCTGTCCACCTTTGGGAATTATCTCAAGCAGTTTCGTAAGCTGATACTCGATTTGAATCATCCAATTTACATTCTGATTAGTCAAAATGTTATAGTGAGACTTATATTCATCAAGTCCAGCTTGAACACTCCATTCTTCAATACCTTTATGTAAGGCCAATCCGCACCACAAAGCATTGTCCGGTGCTGTATCCGGAATGGTTTTCAATCTATCAATGTAAGTATATTTCCATTTTCGTGGACACTGAGCGAAACAAGAGACATTTGAATAAGAATAAATCATCGGCACATCTTCCTCAGATACTTATACCGTGAATCTCCAATCTTGGTTGTTTCAATTTTTGTTTTACCAGTATCAAAGACCAATTCAAAAGTAACTCTTTTACCAGAGGTGTCCAAAACCCTCACAGACTCAATATGAGCTTCCTCCCATTTAAGATACGCTGCTCCAAATGGACTAAGTAGTAGTGCCACAATCCAAAACAGAATAAACCCAATGAGTAAAACTGTTAGCATATTAACCTCCAACTGCTTTATTCCAATTCAACCTTGCCTGTCTATTAACACGGCTAAATTCTCCACGTAAGCCGCACTCATCACATTGATAAAAAATATTCCCTCCACTAAACCATTGAGTAATATGTTTCTTACCGCATTTACACGGAAGCAACCTCACATAAGTCTGAATCGGAACAATGCTATATCCCAATGATTTTGCAGTAGATTTTAATTCCTCAACAGTCATATTAACCTCCTAACAACTCTGTAATCCGCTTTCCACAGTTTGCTTTAGTGGTGAACTCCCATTCCACACCGTATTTCTGGCTCATAGTTGACATTATCTTATAGAGTTGTTTACCACTTATAGCCCGTGGGTTCTTTTTCTTTCTCCAATTATACCAAGTGGGAACTCCAAGTAACGTTGTAATAGTTTCTTCTTCTATGATAACTATCATCCGATATCCAAGGCTCTTAGCCAATTCCAATTCTCGCACAAACCGTTCATGCTGTTGACATACGTTACCTGCTACTTCTTGAAGGTCTTTCTTTCGGTCAACCACAACCATTGGATTTTCCAAGTTTACGTAATCACCGACTACACACTTACTGCGAACCCACTTGATTCCTTGTGAGTCAAAGTATTTTGTAACATGGTCGTATTTCTGTTCTCTGGTATCAACTTGGATAATCAATCCATCACCACCCAAACTGTTTTGGAAATCAGCTTTCCTCTCTTATATTCATCAAACATTGCTGGAATACCGTTTTCAACTGGTTTATGAAAAATTCTCATACTTCGAACTCCTTCTTATGCAATTTCAAAAGACACATCTCACAGAGGTAATCGTGAACATCATCTTCATATACTTCATCCGCAGTAAGTTCATCATCACACATTTCACAGTAGTAATATCTCGGCTGATTCCATGACGGATAACCCGTCCGCTCAATCCACCCAATCTCCGGGTGTTCCAAGACTCTCACCATAGCTAACCTCGCAAATAGCGTTTCAGCGCTTCTTCATTGATAAAATACGTAAATCTGTTTGGAGAAGTACGAATGGCTTTTCCAAAAGGAAATTTGTCCTGTTGAAGCGCCAGTCTTAATGTCTGAGTGTTCATTTTCAATTCCTTTGCTGCTTCTGAAACAAGCAATCAGATCACCTACTTGTAATTATTTTGGCACCGCCAGTTGGGGTCGAACCAACGATACATGGGTCAAAGCCATGTGCCTTAACCACTTGGCTATGAGATTATATGGTGGTTCCGTTGGGACTCGAACCCAAAACTTACCGGTTATGAGCCAGCTGCTCTGACCATTGAACTACGGAACCTTATTGGTGCTGCTGACGGGACTTGAACCCGTATGCTTATTATAGCGAGGGATTTTAAGTCCCTTGTGTCTGCCATTCCACCACAGCAGCATTTGTTTGTATTTTCGTGTATCTTCCTGAGCACGTTTTTATTATACTACGATAGTTTGTAGCTTGTAAAGAGACAATTTACACAAAATTCAAAGTGTTTAATTAGTAATTTTGACCAAAGTGTAAAATTACACTTTTTGTCCTTCTGAGGATATATTACCATGCTCATAATTTTCTGTCAATTAACACATTCAACAAAAACACATTGCAGTTCTTGTGTATTTTGTTCAATTTATTTGCGTTTTTGTATCTCCACATGATACAATCAGTTTGTAATAACAAATGAGAGGGGTTTTCAATATGAGTAGTCCCGGAGAAAAGATACGGGAGTTAAGAGTAATGGCAGATATGTCACAAGAAGAATTGGGTAAGCGAGTAGGTGTCCAACGTGCAGCTATCCAAAAATACGAAAAAGGCACGGTTTCCAACATACCTTTGGGAACGTTGGAGAAGATTGCCAACATTTTTAACGTATCTCCAACATATTTGGTGGGTTGGGAGGAAGTTGACCACGATAAACTTTCTGTGGAAGTAAGAGTGATTAAGGGAATTTCGGTCTTTTATGGTGAAGCGGCAGTAAGACTATTGGAGATTTATACTTCACTTTCCAAGGTTGGTCAGAAGAAGATCATAAACTATGCCGAAGATATTGAACAGATGTATGTAATAAAGAAGTAATAGGTCTATTTAATAATCTTTTTATAGGGACAACATATAACGGAATCTCGAATAGCGTAAACTGTTGTCCCTTAAAAGAAAAGAACTAAATAGGCAGCTTTGCTAGTCTTGAAGATTCTGCACAAAAATGAATGAATATTCGCAATAGTTTTTATACAATATGCACAAAGGGGAAGATACACATGAAACACGAGAACGGATATGGAAGTGTAGTCTGTTTAGACAAAACAGGCAAGAAGCGCAGAAAGCCTTATGCGGTTCGACTAACTACAGGTTGGAAGGATAATAAACAGCAGCGAAAATACCTTGGATATTATAAGACACAAGCAGAAGCACGGATAGCTCTTGCCGAATATAATAAACTTGGCTTCGATTTAGATATGTCCAAACTGACACTCAATGAAACCTACGAACGCTGGATTTCCAGAATTGAAGATAAGGTTTCAAGGAATGTTTTGAACTCACATAATATGGCTAAGATAAGATTTGACCGCCTTGGAAATAAACCAATAACATCAATAAAGGCTGACCACCTCCAAGATTGGATGGACGGAATTGATCTTATGCCGGGGAGTAAAAAGCGTCTGAAAAGCACGATGATTCAACTGTATAAATATGCAATAAAGAACGATATTTTATCCACGAATTATGCAGAGCATATTGAGATAAATGAGAAGGTTGAAAAGACTGGTAAAGTCTTCACCACCGATGAAATCAAAACACTTTGGAATAACGTGGACAATCCAGTTGCGCAGTGGATTCTAATTCTGATCTACACTGGAATGCGGATTGGGGAATTACTCTCTCTTACCTCTGACACAATTTATTTGGAAGACCAGTATATGGTTGGTGGTTCCAAGTCAGAAGCTGGTATTGACCGGATTATACCGATTCATGACGCAATTCTACCACTAGTAGAGTCCCGTTTAGGGAAAGCCAAACAGCTTATGCGGGATGAAAAAGGACGTAAATTGTCTTACGCAAAAGCTTTGGAACAGTTCAAAATGTTCATGGTGGAGCATAAACTAGATACTGAGCATTTACCACATGATACACGGAAAACAGCTACTAGCTTACTTCACAGTGCTGGTATTCCAATCGAAACTGTGCGTATGATTATTGGTCACTCTGGTAAAGGAGTTACCGAAACCACTTATCTTTACAAAACACCACAAGAGTTGGTGGAAGCTGTCAATAAGATACAGATTTTGTAGTCTACCTTTGTGGTCTACTTGTAGCCTGAGTGTAGACTACATAGCCAAATAGAAACCTACATAAACGCAAAAAATCCCCGCCACCATTGAGGTGACGGGGTTCGTTTATCCATAATTCTTTCTTGATATGAAATTACGGTATATTGGAATACCAAGGTTTCAAGAGGTCTGTGTAGTCTACTTGAAGCCTGTTATTCCACAGGGTCATTCTTCTTAGCAAATATCCGCTTAAAGGCAAGAGAGATCAACTCAACTCCAAATGCAGCCGCCGCAAATATTAACACGTCGCTTAAATCACAACCGATTGTTTCTCCCCATCGTAACACAGCATATGTTTTAAGCATTGCCGCCCATATGAGAATTAAGGTTAAAACTCTAAGACAATAAATAACGATTGTCCTAGCCATTTCTCCCTTGTTCCATTTACCTTTAATTCTTATCATTTGTTCGCTAACTTCTCAAACAGGTCTTTATTCCACTTATAACCATCTAAGAACTCAATAGTACCGTCGCTAAATCCAAAGCGAGACTTTACTTTTGCTTTGTTTTCAGCGTGTTTCTTATCGTCTTCACTGGTGACATAAGTGACATACGGCAGCTTACCGTGTTTCTGCCAAGTACGAGTGTTATAACCAGCCTTAGAACCGATGTTACCAACTGCTGTGATCTGAACACCGTTCTTCCAAGCAGGAGTGCATTCTACAGCAAGACCATTACCAATATACAGTCCCCAATGACCGGGCATCCATAAACCTTCGCCAATTGCCATTTTGTCCCAATTTGTACTAGAGACATTTTTGCACTTTGTAATCATGCCGTCAGCAGACACATCGGGAACACCGTTGACGGCATATTTAGCACCACCATAGTATTTGGTATTGTCACCGTTCCAGCCCCACAGAATGCCTTTGGTGAGGTTCACGCAGTCAAACCCAAAGACCTTCTTACCAATACAGTCTCGGTACATTCTTTGACGGCTTGCGTTATACCAGCTAGGATACTGCTTAGTCTTTTCTTGAATGATCTGCTCTGTGACGGGCATACCGAAACAGCCCCACATATAAATGGTTTTGTAATTTTTGGCTACCTCTTCATGCTTTTTCGCAAGTTCAAGGTTTGTCATGCCTCATCATCACTCCCTTTGACTTCGATAGCGTCCTGTACTTTTTGACTTTGAGTACCAAAGTAGAAACCGATAATCATAATGAAAATCGACATAAAGTCTTTGGAAGTTACCGATTCACGTAAGGAGAGGATTGCAAATACAATCGTAGCAATGAGCGTGACAATGCTTTTCACACTGCATAAATTAGACAGCTTTTTGAATATATTTTGCATAAATATACCTCCTTAATTCATACGTTGCTCCAACACATTAACTTCGTGTTCTAAATTCTTGACTTTGTCTTCGATAACAGGGATACGCTCTGCGAAGTTGTTATGTTTATCAACTTTCTTTTCTAACTGCTCTACACGATAGGTGGTAAGTTTAAAGCCGCTGAATGTTCCAAGTGCAGTTCCAAGGAATGAAATTACGGCTATGATGATTGTTTCCCAATTCATATGATAACCCTCACGTTAGAAACAGAAGCCAAATGAAAAACCCGACGGATTACCCGCACTATTGTAGGTTGGTGTCCCGCTCGTCTGTACACAGCAAAATTGTTCTGAGTCAGAGTACCGTTTAGAACGCTCCCACCACTGAGACTGGCCATTGTTCTGTGTCTTTGCAGCACTATTGCCTGCCTTGTAGTAGTCATATTGAGTTCCTGCGTTACCCGTACTGTAGGTTTTGCTGCCAAAAATCTCAGGCTCGCTAAGCAGAAACAGCTTATCTGTTGTAGTTGTACCCTCAGTTACCTTATTCACCGCTCGAATCCCATTCTGCACATCGGATGGCATAAGAGCTAAAATAGAAGGTAAATGAGTTTGTCGCATAACACTGTTCTTCCAGCCACCAGAATTTGTATCCGAGTTATTCATTGATTTTACCTGCGCATAACAAGCATGCAACTGGAATGTCAACGGAGCTTTACCTGAGCCATCAGCATAAGTGTCGTGATTTTTGCCAATGATATCGATCTGATAAGAACTTCCATTGATAGTCATGGTTTTACTATTTCCAACTATCCAAGAATCCGGCACATTACCAGAATGACAAGCATTGATAATTTTCTCCCAAGAGTTATTGGCAAAAGTAGCATCAAAAGATTTTACCGCTGTAAAATCAGAATTAACTAAGTACACGGTTGGTATTTCTGTAGAAGTAGCAGGGGATATGTCAACTCCTACTGGGGCATAAATTAAACTGTTAAAAATTACTGAAATACTTTCCTCGGCAGTTGGAGTTTTATCTTGTACACCAAATCCATCACTGTAAACTACTCTACAGCCAGCCGCTACAGTTCCATTAACAAAACTAGCACCACCAGCGCCCATGTTAATTACATTAGCCAATAATTACACCTCCATTTTGATTACTTGCATAGTAACGTCTTCACTAGGAGCTTTATGACACACAAACGTCATTTTACCGTCCACAGTAACGTCTTTTGCAAGTACCTGACATTTATTAGCAGTGTCCAAACTAGCATATGCCGCACTAACAATATATTTATAGTTGTCTTTAACAAACAGCACATTGGAAATCGTTTGTTCTTTATCATCAGACCAACCAGTGGAAGACAGTGTAACTTCCAGACTGGAAAGTTTGGACTGCATACCGTTCAGCTTACCTTCCAAGTAGCTATTGGTATCTGCATTCTGAATGAATGCCAGCTTATTGGTGGTGTCCAAAAGAACCTTTACATAAGCATCCGTTAAGAACAGATTACCAAGATTGGAAACCGTGTTCTTATGAGCGTCTTTCAACGTGAATACCTCAGAAGTATCCGTAATTGCACTATCAGTTATGGTCTTGTAATAAATCTTCAACCCGTCAGTAGCCCCAGTACAGTCACAGGGGGCTTTGAATGTCAAACTTTCACCATCTTGAATAGGATGATCTACAGTCAATTTAATGTAAGCCAGTTCAAACCCTCCTTTACTCAGTAGTGGCAGAAACCAATTCGTTGGTGTAGAGATACGTCCGTTTGCCTTGCTCATTCATGAACGAAACGCCACTAGCACTAACCTCAATTCTGCCAATAACCGTACCGCTGCTGTTTTTACATTGCACCGCAGCACACCCGTTTCCACCGATCACGCCGCAACCAAAATCAACTGTATAATCTTTGTTGCTAACAGTTCTGGTTTTGTTAATTGCGCCGTACTCATCCTTATTATTAAAAGACAGAGCACCCGTCATGGTGTCTCCACCCTTGGCAACTCTGTCCGTAAGGTTATACCAAGAACTCCAAGTACTCCCAATCATGGTTCTAACCCAAATTTGATAGTCATTGGTATTAACAGTACCATGTCTAAGCCAAATCTGCTTAATGGTGGTAATCGCAGGATTGTTGTTCCACGGAATAACAATCAACCAGCCATTGCTATTACCAGTCGGAATGTTGGACGGACTATACGATTGACCGAAGGAGTAGATACCTTGGGTTTTATAGTTATTTAAATCCGTACCAGACGTAGTTACGGGAGTAATCCAATCCTTGGGGGCAAAACCACCTAACAGGCCATCAATAGTGTCCCAGTTCTCATTCAGAACTGTAATGTCAGGTGGAGCGTCTGTTAAATCTATTTTATGTAAACTATAATTACTTGTTTTGCTCGACATATATTCACCTCAAATTCAATTGGATTTATCAGCTATCAAAAACGGTAAGCCATTCACACAAGGGTTCAGTCTTATTAGAGCATATTTACTTCTATTACTGGCAATTGTAACAAAGGTTCCTTTACCGTATGTCACATCGTCCCAACTCCAATGCTCCAATATTTCTGATGTTTCCCACGTTACACCGTCAGCACTCTGTGTTACCATATTTCGGTTATTACTGGATACAGCCACAAATTTTCCATTTCCGTATGCGATTCTACTCCAATATCCACCTCCGGGAGGAGTAGTCGGAGTCCATGTTATACCATCAATGCTATACATTGCCCCAGTATTGTAACCATATGCAACCGCTACAAATTTGCCTTTAGCGAAGCAAACTGAATTCCACGCCGCCGAACTAGGGAGCGTAGTCGTTGTCCATGTAGAACCATCTGTGCTATAGCAGCCAAGGCCAGAATCACCTAAAACTACGAACTTACCACCACCAAAACACGCAGACTTCCAATAGCTGTTAGGGAGTGTTACTTTCGTCCAAGTTTCTCCGTCGTTACTAATCGCGCCATTATTGGTATTACTAGACATAACAAAATAAACACCGTTTCCAAAGGTGATATCCTTCCAATAACAATCGGCAGGCATATTATGATATGTCCACGATAATCCATCATCACTTATTGCAACGGCATTAGTAGTTCCAGTAGAAACGGCGATAAACTTGTTATTAACAAACCGAAGCTTCTTCCAACGCCTATTGGAAATGGTGAGAATTTCTGACCAGTGTTCTCCGCAATCGTCACTGTAAATAACTCGGTCACTACCATCAGAAATCGCAACGAATCGTCCATTCCCATATGCAATGGACGTGTATTTAATGGTAGAGGGGAAGTCTAAAACTTCCCCTTCATTCTGATAGCTGAAATTTGCTTTTGAGTTAATAATTGGTTTCAGTTTACTCCAAAAGTAAACTAGACCGTTTTTATCTAAAAACTTCCCCATATGGTTTACTGATTAAGCCGTAAAGATAGTGTCAATTTCCGCATTAGTAATCGTTTCAATAGATGGAACATCGGGAATTTCACTCTTTAAGGCGTAACTACCAGCGTCAGACATTTCAGCAACCGTGGTAGGAACAGTGATGTTAACCGTTTTGTTGGTAATCGGAACAACAGTACCGTTCTTCTTAACAACTTCAATGAGGTTTTCAGTTGCACTCGCAGGAGCATGAGCAGCTGCAAGATGAGCATACGCAGCATCATAATTAGCTTTCAGAGCATCAGTCAAATCATTGGTAGACAGTCGCTTACCTTCAACTTTGTCAACCTTAGTACCAAGTTGAGTAGTGATATACGCCTTACCTTGCCCCAAAAATACGTCAGACCTTCAAGATTCAAATACTTACCCATTGAAATACCTCCATAAAAACGTTTAATTAAATAAAGAATCAATGTCGGAATCAGTAATTAAATCCTCTAAATGATTCTCTATCTTTTGATTTAATACAACGCCTTGCCTTGCAGATAGTGCGTTATATGAGTCTTCGCTAGTTAAGTTGTCGATTACTTCAATTTCGCCTATTCGTCTTTCAGCCATAGCATATTATCCCTTTCAAGTACGTTTTCCACCTTCCAAAGCGGCTATACGATTTTCCAAACTGGTTAACGCTTCGGTAATTACTTTATTTTGCAGAGGATATGTACTGGAATTAGATAGTGATGTGTCAACCTTCGTTACTATTCCGCTCAATTCTGTGTCGGTACGTTCATAAGTTGACTCGGTTACAACCAAATATAAAACCGTATTTTTATACGGAGAAAATATTTGAAAGTACCGTGTTCCATCTTTTGTATTTACATCACAAATGGCAAGTCGGTTGTCATAAGTAATGTTTCTGCCAGAACCAGAATATGGCGTAAAATATCCGTAAAGGATGTAAATGCCAGCCTCCATTTTACAAAGCTCTTGTGGATTGGTTCTATCTAGGCTTTTTACATACGTGATTGGGAGACTATTTCCACCGCCGCTGGCTTCTCCAAACGTGATATTGCCGTCATTGTCGACAATTAATGTTTTTCCAGCGTTTTCAGCACCTATATTTTTATCCAGTTTGGAATTAAAAGATAGTACTTCTGTTTCTGTGTAGACATAATCAGACGGCTTCTGCCGATAAATAACCGCAAATGTTTTGGATTTAATAGTGTAGTAACCGTTCTCGTCTAATACGTAGCACCACACAATAATTGGCATGTTACTTTGTAGCAGTACGTTTGGCACATCAACAACAGTATGATTATCCAATGTATATGGATTTTTTATTAAACAAACATCGTTGTTAATGTCCTGAAAATGAACTTGATAATCAGGAATATCAGTGTCAATGATTAACTTTTGGTCAGTATCCCATTGATAAAAGCTCGTTCGTCCATTAAGTAATTTGAACATACAAAGCACCTCTTATATTGCTAATGTTGTAACATTCGAAGTAGTAACGATGTATAACTTTACCTCTTCCCAATCTGTGAAGGTAGATTTAATAGCGTCCCAACTAGCGAATTTTTCTTTAATTTGTCCCCAAGTGGAGTAATGGCGAGATACGTTCAATCCAAGATGAGCCGGAGCTTTTTTCTTTAACTCTTGCTCGACATTCGCAAATTGATACTGCTTATTATTAGGAGGTGGAGTAATTTCCACATAGAGAACACTATCTTCAATGTAGGAGTTTGCCGTACCACCAGTAAACGCATTGACAATAGAACTAATCAGAGCGGTATTCAGCTTACCTTGCCCACGAATTCTTGCTATGATTGTATCCCTTCGATCATCAAGACTAGAACCAGCAAGTGGAGCAATATTAAGAATTTTTTCCCAACTCTTAATTCTGTCTTCGCCCATTGTGATTAGATAAGCATCGTTTATAGTAGACGTTTTACCATCGTCCAGCTCTTCCATTTCAGGATACTCAGCATCAATAATTGCTTTAAATTCTTCAATCGCAGCAATTACTTGCGGATAGTACCCAATCATTCTTTCTTGATACATTAGCTACTCACCGCCCAATTTGTAGTTCCAAGAACCGGAATTTGATAAGTAGTAAGCGTAATATCAGAAGTTCCGTTATTTACTTTTAGATTACTAATAGACTCCACACCTTCAACGTCAAGAATAATTGCACCAACCGTCATGTAAGAGACTTGAGACTTCTTGTAAGCAATAGACGAGAAGTAGTTGGAGAGTGCCGTACCAATACCAGAAGTGTCACTATAACCGTCTTTTAACGTCACAGTTGCCGTAACATTGATAAATAACTCAGTAGCCGTATCTACCGTAACTTTAGCGCCAATAGGAGCTACACCATCACCCATGCCGTTCTTATTCGGGTCAAAATACTTTTGGACTTCTGCAATCAAAGTGGAGCTTGCCGCTCTATTCGATTCACTCAGAATAGATACTTTTACGGTATTTGCTCCATTCCAAAGAGGTACAATTTTGTAATTGCCAATACCATCATATCCTTCGCACCAGCGTTCGTACTGAGCTACATTACCGTCACTAATCGTACTGTTAATATAATTGTAGTACGTTTCTCTAATCTCATCATCCGGAGTTTCATTCTTACCTTCAATCAAGCAAGCAGTTAGCTCACAGTGATTTAAACCTGTAGGTGCTTCATTGATTGGGGTGAGTGTTCCAAGCTGGTTATTTGCGTCAGTGCCAGTCATTTCACACAGCAGCTTATATTCATAATAACCGCTGCTATTAGTTCCAATATATTCTGTTACAGTGTAGTTAAATAAATCACAGTTCCAACGGGAACCAATGGAAACTTCAACGTCAAATTCGCCCTTGAACGTGCCAGCAGAAGCGTCAAATTGGTCTGTATCAATACCCATCTGCTTACAACCAATCAAAATATACTCTCTGGTTGCAGTATCAACGAAACTCTCATTCCGAACGTTATCTAATTCCGTATAGGCGATTGCAAGTTCCAACGCTGCGGGAGCCAGCGCATTAAACAGAATAGAACCTTCTCTATCATCCAAGTTGGGATATTTGGAGGTTACTCTTTTCATCATCCGGTCTAAAATAACTTCGTAAGTCTGATCTTCGTAGGCCATTAAACTACCACCTCCAATTCACTTGTAAGCTCACCATAATCAGAAATCACAGAAAACGTTACATGAAGCTGATTCTTTGTTTTTTCAAATTCAAAATCTTTTACGTCAGAAATTCGATCATCCACCATCAGAGCTTCTTTGATTCTCCGGGGAAGTTCTGACATTACATAAGGAATAGGCTTTCCAAACAAATCGTTCAGTTCAACACCGTAATCCCACGAATAAATTGGAAACTTGTATCGCTCAGTTCCAAGAATGAGATAAATTGCTTGCTCCAAAGATTCCAAAGAATCTGCGTAACCTTTAATACGTGTTCTATAAAGGTCATGACTATCAGATTCAGAATCAAGTTCCACAGCTTTGTATGTTCTACTAGGATGAGTAACATCTTCAAGCTGAGTAGTTAAAATATTAAGAACAGGAATCATAAAATCACTCCTTTGGGAGTCGGTCTAGCACATAATAAAACTGCCCACCACTCTGACGTAAAAGCGCAACTTTATCGCCAACTTTCAGAGCACCGTGGACGGTCATTTTTTTCTTACCTTTCACAGCGTGAGTGTGGGTATCACTACTACAACTTCCAGCGCCGTGAGGTGTTCCAATCGTATGAGTATGAGTGTAATTTTCAGTAGCCCAATCAATAGTTACTTCACGTTCATAGTCGGTCAAATGTTCCGGAACAATCAGAATACTTTCTGGAAGAATAAACTGGTTGGTTATCTGAATTTTAAGCGGAGAGACAGCCGTAACCGTTCCGTATCTCAGATCACACGGCTTGCTATTTTCATTAGCGTCCATAGCCGCACGTTTCATGATTTCAATCAATCCACTAGCCATTACTCCCACGCACCTTCCAATGTTAAGTCCATTGTGTAATAGTCGTTCTCAAAATTGTGAGTGACTTTTTGAACTAACATATAGTTATTTACTTCAACGTCTCCAAGATTTAGCTTAACCGGAATTAACGTACCACCTCTTACTGTCACATCACCAAATGCACCAGTGATTTTTAACTCTCTAGTTTTGCGGTTGTACAGCTTCAATAGAGAGTTGGCTTTGTTCTGTCCAACAGTTTTATTCTTTACTTCCTCAAAGTATCTCAATGTACCCCATTGACTAATTCTGTCAGGAGAAGACGCAGTAAATACTTCAATTTTGTTATCATCATTCTTGTAGTAAAGAACAATGCTGTTATAGGTTTCTTCGTCAATACTAGAAGTATAGTCGAAGTTTTCAGCCGTGCTAGACATTATTAAGCTGGAAGAAACCATATTAGCGGAGTTCTTTAAGCAAAGCTGTCCAAAATCATCATAGAGCGTGAACATATTTCCAGTGTTGGTTAAGGTATCTTCCAAAGCGCCAAGAGCGATATCCAATGCAGCTTTGTTTTCCTCTGCCACAGCGGGAATAACATAACCAGTTTCATCCATGCTACCTGTATTCAAATTGAAGTCCTTACACAGCGCTTGGATAATTGAAGTAGCAGTTTTGTTCTCGAAGACGTAAGTGTATTTATTCTTGAGATATCTTATTTGGTCGTAACAAGTGACCTCGATATGATGTTCTCGATCTCTCTTTTTGGTGAACACATAACCCATAAAAACAGGCTGATTATCATAATAAAAACAAACCGGGTCTCCCTCGCTAAAGCTCATTCCACCGTTCGGAATCTTAACAGTGGTGAAAGTTAGTTTTCCGGGAGTTCCGGTTCGTTCCAATTCAATCTTTACACCAGATTTTACAGGTGGTTCAAATAAGTTACCATTATGTTGAATGGTCAATCTCATGTTAGCCATTTCAACACCTCTTAGTTCAAGCTAACAGTTGTTTTATTACCAATTCTGGAACTGGCACTTCCTGAACCTTTTGCTTTTTTAACAGTTGGAGACGATTTAGCAGGAAGTTTTAAACTAGTTCCGGGATAAATCCAATGTCCATTGCTAGAAGATTTTTTTCCATAGAGGTTAGCCGTTTTCTCAATTACTTCTTTATTCAGATCATAAATACTCTGCCAATAACTACTATCGTTATAAGTCTTTTTCGCTATATTATAAAGACAATCTCCGCTTTTTACAGTATAGTTGGACGAACTAGACGAAGGGCTATTGGCCGTACTTCTAGGAACGTTGGAAGTAGAAGTCGTGGTTCTAGTAGAAGAAGCGGGTAACTGCTTAACACCATATTCTTTATACTGCTTCAAGTTGAAAGTGATTAAAACATCATCACCTTCATCAGCGTCTTCGTTAATTTCGAACTCTTCCAAAGCAACCAGAATGTTGGTGTCCCACGTTCTACCTCCCTTCATCATCTCTCTAGCCACGATAAATCTAAAAGGCTTTTTATTTTCCTTCAAGTCCTTAAACTTATCGAAGTAATTTTGGAAAGCACTATATTCTCTGGAATACGGATACTTTCTCATTGGGAAGCGGGCTTCAAACTCAATTTCAGTAAGAGAGGGAGACTTCAAAATATTGATGTCTCCCTCGCTGATTAACGTTACAACTTTGTTCTTAGAACCAACCTTGATAGTAAGTTCTCCGGGTGTGATTGGAAATGTTAACACATCACCACCATCAGAGAAATAAAAATTATATCCATAAGTAGCACTCATGTTAACACCTCCTTATGCGTACACGCCGTTTGCAACAGCGTCCATTTCCTCATAGAGTCTATCAGCAAGTCTAGTAACGATACCGTCCAGATCACCATCACCATTGATAGTGTTATAGTTGCTCATATCAACCGTAATGTTTGCAGTGGTAAACTCTTTCTTCCATTCCATATCGGCAACTTTGCGTAAATACTCCAAATCTTCTGCGGTTAAGTCCATAGAATCTTTAATTTTACCCGTGTTTTTGTCGATATTACCAATGCCCTTTTTAATCTCATCCGGGTCATAAGTATTCGGGTTTAAGGCATATTGGCTGGAATTAGGGTCAAAATTTCGGTCAATATTTAAGTCTTTATCAATCGAACCAGTAATGCTAGAGCCAAGAGAACTTAAACCATTTTTGGCTTTATCAAATGTGCTGTTAATCCAGTTCTGAGCGCCAGCACCAACCGCAGCACCTTGGTTAATTGCAAGAGAAGTATCCCAAGTGTACTTGTCAACTGCTCCACTCATGATATCATTTAGAGCATTTACAGTATCAGATTTCTTCTCATACGTTCCATTACCGTATTTATCAGCAAGAGCATTTGCTTTACTACTGACCTTGCCCATCCAACCTTCAACTGCACCGGCTAAGTTGCTCCCAAAGATAGCATCGATACCAGAAGCAATGGTTTTTAGAATACCAAGAACAGAATTAGCAAGGGTTTCAAAATTATGGATAATAGCCGCAATCGGGTCATTAAAGATATTTCCAAAGAAATTAGCAAATGTGTCCCACGCCGTAGCAAACGGCATAAGTGCATTTTGAATGATTCCTGCTACTAACGTAACAAAAATATTCCAAACGACGGAAGCTGCACCGGCTATTACAGCACCGATTTGTTCACCATATTTAGCGATTGCCATTACCAGCAATGCCACTACAGCAATAATCGCCAAAACGATTAACACTGGAACACTGAGCATTAACGTTCCAGTAGCAAGGTAAATCGCAAATACAACGGCCATTAAAGCGATAATAGCTACTGCCAGTGCATAACAAATTTGATAAACAAAATCACACCCGTCAGCAGCGGTATTTGCTAACCAAACAATAGCTGCAATTACAATTCCAATACCAATCGCCCACCAAATGAAAGGATTAGCCGTGGAAATAAGTAAAATTGCTTGCACTAAGTTTTGACCTATAGCCACAACTGCTAAGAAAATTACAGCGGCTGCTACACCATATACAATGTATTGTAGCCAACTCCAATTATCAACCATCCAAGTAGTGACATTCACAAGTACTGTAACTAAAGCATTTAGAATACCAATTAAACCTTGGACGGCAATGCTAATACCTTCAACAAACTTAGCGCCGGTTTCGCTATTTAAAAATCCGTTAATAGTATCTTGGATTGTACGGAACGAATTGACAGCCGTATTCTTGATATTTCCAAATGCTTGAGCAATGGTCATATCAGTTTTACCAAATGCTTCGTCAATACTATCACCAGCGTCCAACATTGCCGCTACGACGATATCAGACGTGATTTTACCGTCAGACGCTAACTCCTTTAAGGATTCATCAGTTTCAAGTAGCTTTTGTGCAAATTTCTCGATCTCTCTGTATGCTAACGGAGCACCTTCACGAACAGAACGAAGTTCGTCACCTTGAAGAATACCAGAGCCTAACGCCTGAACCATCTGATACATAGAAGAGGATTGTTCAGCGGCACTGGCACCACCAATAGCATATGCCTTTGCCATTATTTCTTGGAATTTAATAGCATTATCTACGTTACCTTTGAATGCTGTATCACCAGCCAACGCCATGGACTTACCGACGTTTCCAAGCATATCAGCATAGCCAGTTCTTGCACGTTGAGAAGCAGCATAGATTTTATCCATGGATTGTTCTGTAGCCGCTTTATCTCCACCATTGGCATAATTTAATCGGTTTTCAGCTCCAGTAATAATATCAGAAGTTTCGACAACCGCTTTGATTGTCATTACACCAGCATAAGCCGAAAATAAAGATTTAAGTCTGCGAGACAGATCAGAAACAACAGTATTGTTTTTCTTAAACTCGTCTCGCATTTTCTTGGCCTGATTAGCGGTTTCAGCCAGTACTTTAGGCCATTTCATCATTGTAGAACCAGAACGGTTCGCCAGTGTATTCATCTTATTGATGTTACTATTTATCTGATTTATTTTATTAGTAACTTTATCAACAAGAGTAAGTTTTACTTTTGCTTCTAATGCCAAAAATCTGTCACCTACCTTTTATGAGGTCGTTTAGATTTCATTTTCTGCTGCTCTTTCTTATCATTATCAGCTTTGATCTGAATAGCAGCTAATATGAAAGCCTTTTCCTCCCTCGTCATGTCTAGTAGCATGGTAGGCTTCCAATGAAATTTGTGGAGACAATAATAACCCAAAAATGAGTCACTATCATCTCCATTTATCAGTTTTTTGCTTCGTCAACGAGGTCTTCCATGCTCATGTCATAGCCGTTGACTTCCATAACCTTCGCTTTATATTCAGTGTACTCACCGGGGAGTAACATTTTCTTCAACAGTTCATCACCGCTCTTAACGCCGTAAGCGTCTTGGAGTTCGGCATCATTTAGATTAGGATACACAGTGCAAGCTACACACAGCTTGCCAATGTACTTGTCAGTATCGGTTTCCTGATTATATTGACCACGCTTACCAACAATAGGAACTTTCTTCGTGCATTCCTTACGGATTGCTTCATCCAGCGAAGAACTAACAGCTTTCAGTTCCCATTCAACGGGCTTGCCCTTTTCTTTGAATCTCTTGGAAGCAACATACTTTACATTCTCGTTCGCAGTAGACGCACCCGCCATAAAAACACTAAAATCAGACATTATTAAACCCTCCCAATTTAATCATTCTTGTTATTTTTATAAAATTAAAAGAGAGGATGAGTAGATTACTCACCCTCTCTATGCTAATCACATAACGCCGTCCATCAGCGTGTACTTCTCAGGCATTTCGAAACGTTCAGCCGTAAAGTCAATGCTTTCAGTCAGAACATCATCACTGTCTGCATCGAACGCAGCCAGAGTCAGGCTATCCCAGTTGCAATCATACAGGATGATAGTCTGTCTGCCAATGTCAGAAGCGGTAATATCCTCATTGGTGATCTGCATATCGAAGTAAACATCTTCACCACGCTCTTGGAACTTATACGCCAGTTCTCTCCAAATAGAAGTGTTAAGATGGAACTCAGCACTACCAGTGATCGAAGAACTAGTTGCCTTGTGACCACGGTTCATTCTACCAAGGATAGGAACTTCCGTCTTATTCTTCTCAAACTTAACTTCAACGTTAATAGCGGACATAAAATTGTAACGCTGACCGTCAATAGTGACGTAGCATTCTGCCATCTTAGCAGAAACAGCGTTACGAGCAGCCATAGTTTGCGGCATCAGTTATTCCCCCTTCCCTTACTGAATCACAACAGTCATGTATAATTTTTCCATTGCGTTCGTGACCGTAATAACGTCATTGACCACAACAGACTTCTTGCTTTCGCCCTGAACAACCGTAAGCAGAGTAGCATCGAAGTTCTCAATCGCCTGAGTTTCCTCTAACTTACGATGATGAGCAACAATGTCACCCCACAGACTTGCTCTGCCAGAAGCATTGTTCGGAATCTTGCCAAGATACTTGGTGTTGAACAGCTTTGCAATATCATTTGCAATCTGGTCAACCACACGAATGGTCTGATTAGACTTAAAGTCTTCACCCTTATCAGTCGTAGTGGTAGTCAGAGAATTGATATCCTCAAGCAGACACACGTCACCATAAACAAGATGGAACGCAACCTGACCGCTAGTAATGCAAGTCTCAAGCTGGCTCTGAGTCTTATCACAGATAATCGTCAGTTCGCCGTCATACTTCTTGTTCGTGCAAGAGGAATTAACGGCACAAGCAGCTTCCGCACCAGCAACCCAAGCAACCAGTTCATAAGCTTTCTTGGGGTTAGTCGAATCGCTCGTACCTTCCACCGTGGAAACCACGTTGATAACGCCCTCATGGTCAGGAGCAGTGGAGGGGTTGTAAACTACAAGCTGACACTTCTTGCCCATATTGTCACGCCAAGATTTGACCTGACCAACATAAGAAGTGATATCAGCCGCAGTATTCGTATAAGCACAAAGCACGTTAAACTCATACGGTTCCAATGCCGCACAAGCGTTTGCTACAGTCTTAGCACTTTCACCAGTACCAAGGTCATAAACATGAACTTTAGTCGCATTGCAGAAAATTTCTCTCAGAGGAAGCAGATCAGCAGACTCACGTTCCTTACCAGTGAGGGTCTTTGCATCCTGCATGAATTGGTCGTAAGTCATGGTAATGACCGTACCAGCGGCCTTAGCAAGCGGAAGAGCGATTGCCACGACACCACGAACGCCAAGCGGAGAGGTAGTCTTCTTAGCACTTACAAAGTTAATATAAGAGCCGGGAAGGGTTTTGTTTTGCGTAACAAAAACACCGCCACCTAACATATCATCAATCCTTTCTAATTATGAATGAGTAATATTCGTCTCATGTAAATCTTCCATTGCATTTTCAAACGGAAGATCAGTTTTGGTGGTGAACTTATAAGTAATGAACACTTGCAGAACATCATCTACAATATGCCAACTAATGTTCTCACCACGGATTAAGGTATTCTTGAAAGGAATATATTCCAAGCAAGCAATCAAATCTTCGGCAATCCCATAGCACTCTTTTTTAAGAGTTGTGGAGTCTTTACCGAAGTAGTGAACAACCAAAGGCATCGTTCTATCATACAGAACAGCGCTCTTAGACCGTTCAAGGGGCAATAACATATCGACAGTAAAACAGGGCTTTACCAGCCCTTGTTCTACGTTCTCCACATAATAGTGGTAAGTGGAGCCAAATGTTGTCCCTAACTGTTTTGTAACAGCGGCTAAAAAATCATTTACCACTTAACCACCTCGCAAAATATTTCCGTAAGTTTCGTTTAACGATATCATTGCATTTTGGTTCGGTTTGTAGTTCACTCTTTTTCAAGAAGAATCTACCTTTTACCCAACCGCCATTTGGTGTTTTATGACCATACTCAACCGCTTCTGCATATGCAAAACCATCAGCGGAGTTTGCTCTAGCATCATTGATGAGAGTAACTTCAAAACCATCACCAACTCGCTCCACTGTAAAAGTTAAGTTTTCTCCCGCACTCCACATCTTACGTAAGTTTCCAGTACGGATAGGAGTGTTTTGAAGTAGTGCTTTATGAAGTTCTCTAGCAATTTCTTGAGTAGCGGTCATGAGTGCTGTTTCAAAAACCTCTTTATTAAGCGTACTAAGCGCCTTTTCAAGAGGTTTCAAATCCCACTCGACCTTAATCATGCGTTATCCTCATAAAGTTCCAACACAATTTCTTGATGGTTTGTGTAGATAGCGGGCTTACCAGAACCCTTGTATTTGGTAGTCACTCCATGCTGAGTGATTTCAATCACAGAACCTTCTTTGACAATTACGTCAGGACGAATGAATAATGTAATGCTCTGAGAAATAATAGCCGCACCATTGCTAATATCAGTGGATTGCTCCTTTTGGTATGACAGGCGGCAAGGCTCATTTTCAAGAACCGCTACCAGCTTATGCACCGTTTGATAGGTTTCCGGGTCTGTAACAGGCTGATACTCATAAATTGTGCATTTGCCAATCCAGAGTGCGGAAAGCGGGTTGTTTTGCAAGTTTCTGCTTGGAACTTTGGTCTTGTACGGCATAATTACCACCTCAGTTTCCTATGAGGGGTAATCCATTTGTCGAAACCTCGCTCCAATTTGTTAAGAAACTTGTCAAACCTACTTTCAGGAGTATCACCATCAGAACCATTAGCGTATTTCAGAGTAGTGTCACCTTCTTTGATTTCCTTGATTACAGCATCATAATCAAAGCCAGTAAGGTTTCCACTGTTCTTCTGATAAAATAAGAACTCACCGGACACTCTATCAATAATGCGAGGGTCTAAAATCTCCGGGATTTCAGTAATGTTACAGTAGTTCTTAACATAATTAAGAATCTTCTCTAACTCAAACTCAATAATGTCAGTGTCTTCCTCAGTTGCGACATAACCAAGTTGACCAAGCCGCTTAATTATGTTTTCAGTAGTAACCATTCTGTCACCCCCTTAAAATTTCAAGAAGTTTCGCTTTGTTCTTAATGTTGCGGATTTTACCTCCGTAGCCGTGTTCTTTCATCCATTCTCTCAGATCATTAGGAGTCATAGCCTCAAAATCGGGTTCAGTTTCTTCCACCGATTCATTCCCGCCTACTTCCCATGTAGGAGCATCAGGAACAATAGGAACAATCTCTTCTAAAGAAACTGTAGATTCCCGCTCAATTCTATAACCATGACTTCTGAACCACTCGATCAAAGCCGGGTTATCTGTTTCACCAACACTATTGACAAACATCACCGACGCATAGATACCGTTAATATTTTCGACAGGTGCATAAATCTTCATAAAGTATCCTCCCCGTAGTAACTTTACGCAGCCGCAACCGTGATCTCGATATCGCCAGTGATTTTAGCCTTGGCAATGGTGAGAACGCCAGTAGCTTTCGTCCAAGTGTAATCGGTCGTAACAGTCTTAGTGACTCCACCAATCTTAACCGTAACAGTTTCCGGAAGCGTCTTACTATTAGTAGCCGTGTAGGTAATAGAAAGATTGTCTTCCTTGCTAATCAGCTTATCAGTGTAGCTAGACTTGCAATTCGTAAGAACCTGAGCAATACCAACGGCCTTCTTGGGCATAGAACCAACCACTGCATCACCCATCATAGTACCATAGCGAACGATACCTTCTTCAACGTCATAAGCGCCAGTAACTTCATCCTTGGCCTGAGTGGGAGTACCCTTCTTATGACCAGTATAATAACCGTTAGTAGCGACTCGCTCACCATTGTCACGGTTGACCGGGGCATACTTAACAATATTAGGCATTATATCAATCCTTTCTTATCATTTTCGTGACCTCACGAAAATGGTAGGGGCATTTCTGCCCCATACCACCACAGGAGGAAATGAGCTAAATTACTGAACCTTGATCTTACGCAGAACGCCGCAAGACTTCGTGGTTTTCAGAGCGCAACCAGCAACCATCTCGACTTCACCCTTCTTAACAGCACCAGCAGTGGTGAAGTCCGGGAGCCAAATCTTAACGGGCGGCTGACCAGCCATCGAGATAGCATGGAAAGCGTCAAGACCAAAACGGACAGCGTAGATAGAAGTCTCATTGGAGTTGGTTGCAATGATCGGATCATTGGAGCCAGCCTTAGCACCAACATCAACGAACGGAATGTTGCCGTACATTTCGACCTGTCTACCCCAATTATCCTTAGTGGTCTGATACATAGAAGCACGACGAGCAACAGCACGCAGCTTCGCAGCCATCTTGGAATTCACCAACAGAGCGTCAGGAGTGCCGTCCAGTTCGCCAAGGAACTCATCCAGAGTGTCAAGGAACGCTTGCCAGTTGGTAGTAACGTTAGCCGACGTGGAGAGGTCAATCGCCGTACCAGAAGCGTTAACTTCAGTAGCGCTGCCAGTCAGAGCAACGTCCAGACCATCGAACACATCTTCATCAGTGGAAGTGTTGCCGTTGATGATCGTGTCAGAGAACAGAGCGGAAGCCGCCTTAACCTTCTGGTTGGCTTGCCAAGCAACTTCGTCAACAATACCACCCATGCCAGCAATGATACGGTCGATTTCGAACGCACCACCGAAGACCTTGAGATCGGTCGTATAACGCTGCTTCTGAACTTCGCTCGGAGTGTACTCAGCGTTAACCTTACGGAAAGCCGCAGTCGGCTGAGTGATCTGACGAGTGTAAGCATACGTCAGAGTAGCACCGCCGCCAGTGGGAGAAACCACATCAGCGAACGGAATGTTATTCAGAATAAAACTAGACTTCGCAAATTCATCAATAATGCCCGCCTGAAGATCATCCTGAACATTAAGACGAGCCTGAGCAAGAGTAACTGCCATAGTATTTAATCACCTTTCATATTAAAGTTTAATTTCCTCACTTAGTACCACTCAGCGCCTTTGCAATCGCACCAGCAAGGCTATTAGTGGTGGGAGGATTGTTACCTCCATTAGCAGGAGGATTGTTTACGTTAGTCCCAGAAGGGGCTTGGTGGTTGTTACCATCCGTAAATAAGAAGCTTGTATCTTCACCCTTTTGCAGAGTTTCCAACTGTTCATTCAGACCAGTTAACGTTCCATCTGCATAAGAGATTTTATCCATATCCAGCAGAGCCATGACTGCCTTTACATTCTTGGCCTTTGCGTCACGCAGACCGCTTTCAATGGCATAAGACTTTTGAAGTGCAGATATCTTAGTATTCAGATCATTTGTAAGTTGGGTCTTATCAGCAGTAAGTTTATTAACCTGTTCAGTAAGACCGTCAACTTGGTTTGCTTTTTCTCGAAGCGTGTTGAGTTCATTATCCTTTGCGCCAAGCTGATTCTGTAAATCAGTAACTTGCGTCTTATAAGTGCCTAATTCGTCTCGTACCTTGTTAATATCTCTACCATTTTCAGCCATAATTTGGTCAATAACAGATTGTTCAGAAATACCAAGGCTCTTCAAAAAGTCAGTTTTCATATTTTATTTCTCCCTTCACTTAGGCGTTTAAGGTCGTAGCCATGACCAAGTGTTTGAATTTTAGGTGTTCAATCACACCACTATTAGTAATAACTGTATGCCACTTTTTTGGATTTTCCATCAAAGCGAATACATTGGAATTGACCTAAACTATTGGGTCTATATTTGTTTGAAATCGAGTAACCACCATATTGCTGGAACGGAAGCACCACAATATGTTGGTAGCCAACAGTGCTAACAATCTCATCCCGCAAGTTCATGCGGATTTTTCCACACGGTTGATGAGTTCCAAGGTGAGTATGCCCGCAAACAAATACGTCTGCACCATCTACAGCATACGTCCAATCTAAATCTTTGTTTTTGGACTTACCATGCGTCAGAACCATACCGTATGTGATATTGTTATTCGGAGAATGATCCCCAACTGTTAGTTTCAGGAAACAAGCATTTTGTCTGTATCTATCCTCGATACCCATTCGGCAGAACACGTCGTAGAGAGGATTCATACCAACCTCTCGGTTTGCTCTGTATTCATGATTACCAGAACAGCCAGCCAGAATCTTGTCTTTGATAGGATTCAGTAGTTCATAACAAAGTTCTTTTTGACGAGAGGGATTTAGAACTTCTTCATAGCAATTCGTCTTAGAACTTCGTAAGCCCATATTCATCATATCGCCAATAATAACGACATAACCATACGGGTCACTTTCCACCATTTCAATCCATTCTTTAAGGAGTTTCAAATCACACTCTTTCGAGCCAATATGAACGTCTCCCAAAGGATAAACGTGAATGAACGGAGCGGTTAAAAACTTGTGACTAATTAAGCAAAAATCATCTAGCATTCGCTTCTCCCCTTTTGAATGTAAGAATCAGGCGGGGTGGGAGTTGGGGAGGAAACTCCAACACCCCACCCTTTATGTGGAAAGGCATTCGCCTTATTCCCTGATAGGCACTGTCCAGCATCGGCAGTGACTGTGAATCGGCGGGGCAGTAGAACCGACCTCGTATGCCGATATCGGAAAGATTAAACCATGAAGTGAACCGCATTGTTCGCACGTTCTTTCATCTTCACGGGCATAATATTTGTATTTTTTGATTCCAAGCTCTTTGAAAATCTCTTGCCGGGTAATAGAACCAGCCGCCGTTGTTTCAGTGATTGCCAGTCTCCGTGTAATATTTTCCATCGTTAGAAATCGCTTATCTAACGTCTTTAAAATATCATCCAGATTCTTTTTAGCAAGAAACCCACGTTTAAGGTCATTGGCAACATACGCTTCCCAAGCCGTTATATCGTCAGCAAGTCTATCCAACCAAGTTAGATCATCTACGCCCCAATTAAGTTTTGGGGTGTCTAATGCTACGCCGAAGAACTCAAATTCCCTTTTAATGACCTCTGCGGTCATGGTTTCAAATTCTTTCCGCATCTTACTGAACAGAGAGGAAAAGTTAGTAGACAGCAAAGCGAGTAACCAAGTTAAACGCCTTTGGTGGTTCTTCTCAGACACCCACTTGCGAACTTCTGTATAAGTGACAATTCCATCTTTCCCATACTTTTGATAGAACTGTCTGAGTTCTTTTTCCAAGTCAGAATGCGTGGAGCGCAGAGGTAAAAACAACATCACAAGTGTTTCTTCTGTGAGTGAATTTTCCTCTTGTTCTAACTCAGTTAATTCTTTTTCGTCATAAATACTCCCCATAATTTATGACACCTCATTCCTCAATAGTCTGCGGAGTATCAAAGGCATGTTGAATCTCCATTTCAGCTTTCGTTTTCTCCAACTCAGCTTGTTCTTCTTCCTCAATAAGTTGCATCTCACGGAGGACATTCGTGACCATCGGGTGGTGACTAAGCAGAGTCTTTTTGGACACCAAACCAACGCTTTTCATAACGTTATCAATCTGAGCGTTCTCGTTAATGAAGAAGTCACGGTCAAAGATAAATTCAACATCTTCCTCAGTGTAATCAGGATTACCAGTGTGAATAAGATATTGGTCAATGAACCATTTAAGTTCCTCAAAACCAGCTTGGAACTCGGATTCCATAGCGTCCACGTCCAAATCAATATCGGTGTACATGCTTTCGATATTCATTTGGTTGGGGTCTCCATCCATGCGCTCTTCCTTTGCATCAAAACCGTAACCATTTTCAATAATGGCACGTTTAAGCTGCATAAGAAGCGCTTGATAGTTAGAAGAATTAACTTCAACTTTCAGAGCGTCCACATCACCTTGAACACCATCTACCGTGGTTACTTTAATTACACCGTAGGTAGCAAGGTTCTGTCTGAACTCAGGAATATTAGTGCCGTCATAATTTTTCAGGATAAGAATAGAAGTTCTAGGGTCTTCATCCATGTTATCCTTGAAATTACTCATAACTTCGTTAAGAGCATCCTGCAATGTCTTAACTCTACGGATAAGCGGAAGTTCCTCACTGTTATACTTAAAAGGAATAATGGGTAACTTCTTCCAGTTGTAGCCAACGTTTTCCACATACATATAATCGGTATGGGCTTGTTCATCAATTATCAAACTGCCACCTTGATATCTGAAATGAGTAATACCATAAGTGGTGAACAGATCGACATGATAGACCAGCGTTACACCTCCGTTATTATCAAAAACTTCTTCCGGATAATAACGCATTGCAGATTCAAGCTCATGATGTCGTTTGTCTCTCCAAATAGGACAAATCTCATGAGCCGGGAAAACGGCAAACTTAAATTCGCCATCGGCGTTATAGTAAGGATAAATATAAGCGATACCCTCATTAACGGCGAATTGAGCAAGTTCCCGAAGTGTTCTATGATTTCGCTTATTGAAAATTTTAGTAAGTAGCTTTAAGTAATCATCATCGGAAGTGGCAATAGTAATCGGTTTACCAAGACAGTAAGACGTTTTTTGATTTACTAACTTTGCGTAAACATTATCAACAATGCGGTTTATGGTTACATTATTGATACTGGTTAAATTGCCATCCGCTCCAATGACTTTCTTTTCACGCTTTAGAATATCTTGATTTCCAAGATAATATTGTTCAGCCAAAAGCTGTTCTTTGCGCTGGGGAGAATCCAACCATGCCCTCAACACAACTTCCAGCTTGTGAATATCGGAATTTGGTTGGGGTGTAGGCAAGTCAATAGCTTTATTGCTGTTCCAATTCAAAATCCCCAAATGCCTATCACTCCTTTACGTAAAACTAAATAGATTTCCACGGCCTGTTCTGTCATAGATACCAGCGAGACAATCTTCCGCATCGTCATGAGCCATCTTACCTTCTTTTTGATATCCCATTACATCACCGTAGAACTCAGCATAATTCACTTCCCATCCAATGGGGAATTTTATATTGTTTTGACACCAAGTAGCCGAACTCAAAATACGAGATTTCTTATTACGACTTTGGGTGAATAGATCAATGTAAGTTTTATACCAATGATACTTTTCACGAAGAATACGTTCCACAGAACGGCCAAAGCCACGGCCACCATTATTCGACTCAATAAACGCACGATTTACTTTGTAATCATGCAACCGCTTGGCAACTTCACCCTCGGTAATTTCCATACCGTCTTTAGTGAAATACACATCCAAAACATAGGCTTGTTGTCGATATAGAGCATAAATAATACAACAGAGATAGTCCGAACCTTGGTCTGCTGTATCAACGTATGCACAAATCTCTTCCACAACCGATTGCCCTTTATCGTCAACCGGGAGCGATTTATAAGTTTGGAAACCAAGATTGTAAAGTCTACCAACCAAATCAATGGGATTTTGGTTGTAGTTCGCTTCTACAATCTCTCGTCCCATCGTCTTAACAATGAGATCATAAGCTGGTCTGTCCAACACCCCATCACAGAGCATCGTACCATCGTCTTGTAACGCCTTTTCAGTGATAAGACGAATTGGAACTCCAATTGCTTTGTAGTGGTCGATTGCCCGTCCACTCAAATCTTTGGTGTTCCAACGTGTGGCAATGATAATCAGCTTGCCGCCCTTTTCAAGACGGGAAAGCATTGTGTTTGTGAACCAAACCCAGTGGTTTTCCAAAACAGTTTCGTTCATTGCTTCCTCATAGTTCTTGACAATATCATCCAAGATCATGAGGGTAGCACCAAAACCAGTAACAGTACCGCCCGGAGAAGTGGCGAGGTAGCTAATGTGTTGACCTTCCAATGTCCAAAGGTTAGCCGCAGAACTACCTTTTTTTAAGGTTGTGGCTGGGAATACATCGTGATAAACGATTCTATCTTTACTCGCCTTGCGTTCCATAATGGCATTACGAACGCCACGGGAGAAGGTCGTTGAAAGCTGCTCATTGTAAGAGCCTGTAATTATCTTCTCGGCTGGGTTCTTACCAAACACCCATTGGGCGAACAGGCCAGCGGTACGAGATTTACCGTGGCGGGGCGGCTCATTGATAATGAGAACTTTATCTTTGGACTCGTAAAAATCTTGGAACTCCCGGCAGATATGTTTGAGATATGGGCGGTCTTCCAAGTAAAAATCAGGGGCCAAAATTTTACAGAAGTGCCAGAAGTCCCGCCGTGCCAATTCAAGGTTGGCTTGGTATTGGACTTCCCGGAACTGCTTCTCGGTCATTCCAACCTTTTCCCAAGGTCGTTGTGTTGCGGTCTTTGCCACGGCTGTCACCTCCCCAAGTTAAGCGTGGTACACATTGTTTGTTGTGGTATATGTAGAAACTGAAAAATCAGCGAAAATTTTTTTGACGCTTGGTTCCATCCTCAAAACTCAAAATTCCTGCCCCTTCACTCCATTAAAGCGTCACCGTGCTAAAATCTACTATTTTCTGTTAAGAAACTGTAAATCCTTGTCAGTAGTGCCGTTATCCGCCTTTTTGTGGTCTATGTGTATCCTATGAACGCAACAAAATAAGTATTTTGTTGCTTTGGAATGTGAGGCTATACAAGCTTCATAGCAGCCCGTTAAGTAGAGGGGCTATAACTACAGGGGGACAGCATAAAAACAGCGTATAAAGGCGCTCAGAGCGTCACGCAAGCTTTACCAGTTCGACCAGTTTACCCGTGTCTAGCTCACTAATGGGAGTTTCTTCCTTTTCTATGCGCTGAATGTTAATATATTCGGCGTTCATTTTGTTAAGAATATCCATAGCACGAAGTTTATCGCTATCATTTGTAGCAGAATTGTTAATCATAGACCATAGTTTTTCCTTGATCTGATCCCTTTCTGTTAATGCTTTGGTCTGAGCCTGTAATTCAAGGGGTTTTCTTAATTCTTTAATTCTATTCTGTACATCTTCTCGATCTAACAGCTTCATAGCTTCTTTATAAGCCGTGTTATCATTGCTGTTATTTTCGTATGCAGTGAGATAAGCGTCTTTCCCGCTCATACCACTAACAATACACTGACAAAATCTTTCTTGCTTTGGGGTTAACACTTAATTCACCAGCTTTCTAAAATCTTATAATATTAACTCACTAGTTTAGTTTCTCGATTATAAAGCCCATATAAAGCCCGGATAAAAGGAAATTAAAAAAGCGCCTCGGATTATTCCAAGGCGCTAATTTTTTCTTTTAACTTGCGTTCTTTAGTCCAAAGGGCGTTATATTGCTTTTCCAATGATAAAGCTTTCTTTATTTTCTTTTCATCACTCCAATTATCTGATCTAAAAGAGTCTAGCAGTGCCAAGATTGCTAATTGGTATTGAACCGCTTCGAGCTGTTTTGATAGCTCTATGCGCTCTTTAGCGGCGTTTTCTGCGGCTATTCTATCCCGCTCTATACGTTCATAGCGCTCTAGCCGCTCAGCCGCTTCACGGGCTTCTAAAGCCCGCCCGGCTTCATTGTACATTCCTACGAATTGAATAATAGCAGAAACCAATACCGCCAAAACTAAAATTTTTAATATAATCATAATTTTACCATTCCAAGTGGTAAATATTGCGGGCTGTAGCTTCGTTGTCTACAATATAAAACCGGCGTACAATCTTTTTAGTTCTATCCGGGTTAATGCTTCTGATCTCTGTTACAAGATACCCTTTATAGGTATAACCAAAATCGCAAGTTTCAGAACCGCCCAAATTGCGGAAAAACGGGATAGAATCGCAATAATTCCAGTAGTTTTCAGCCGTGATTTTTCTAGTTTCCATGCTATCCGGATTTCTTTTCCAACTTTTCCTGCTGGTAGTTTTACTGTATTCCTTTTCGATCATAATAATACAGGCGTTTTCCAATTCGTACATTCTGATGTTTTGAGTATATTTATTAGTAGTTTTCATAATATAAAACCGTCCTTTTTAAGATATTTTAATGTGTTTTATGTACTTTTTAAGATACAATTTGGTCATAAGTATAAATAACTCCCGTTGTCGTGAAACAGTCTAAATTAGTCCACTCTTTTTTATTAAAACCATTTCCCCAACGAACAAACCGCATAAAATCGTTAATGTGTTTTGCCGTCGTGCTACTCCAATCATTCCAAAGTTTTCTAAACTCCCCACCAAAGGACACACGGCAAATAATAGTATTATATGAAAGTAAATATCTAGCTTTTTCTGTTCGAATAACTTTTGCTTTTCCGTAATAGCTTTTTTGTCTAGTTGCGGGTAAATCAAAAATTTCTGTTACTTTTTCGCCGTTCATCGTATTAAAAGTAACGTTTTCGCCACGTTTATAATAATTATTTCATATAAAAATCATACATTTTAATAAACCTCTTTTCTTAAATTTAGTTATAAAGGCTTTCAAACCATGGGTCAATGTTAAGCCATTTTTCCGTGCATTTTGTATAATATGGCAACATATCTTTCTTATATGTTTCCAGTGCCGGGCATTGCCTGTTATAATCCCAAAGCATATTATTTTTAAGTAATTCAAACGTCATTTCTTGTACAAGTGGAATAATTTTATAAAAATACCGTTGTGCAGTATAGCAACGATTTAAATGCATATCATAATAAGATAAAATTTTAAAATAACTTCCGTTCCTGTATTCAGCTTGAAAATGAATGCTATAACCGCCGTTGCATGCATAAAAATCAGAACCGGCATTTTCTGTAATATACCAATTGCTAACTTTCAATTCTTTCATTTTTTGTATCCCCCTGTTATCAAATGTTTGTTGCTATGTTTATATTGTATCTTACTACGATACAAAAAGTATATAGGGCTTTTAGCCTATTTGTACAATTTCCAAAATGTTACTATTTAAATAATAGCAAGAATTAATAGCAGAAAAAGCGCCAATACAAAAAATAAAAATGTGCAAATTTCTAAGAATTTTACATAAGGATCATTGTTATACATTGTTTTTACCTCATTTCATGTTATCCGGTTGTTTGTGTTTCGTTCTTTATGTGCCCATTATAACGCCAATTCTTAAAACGTCAATATCGGAAATTTACACAAATTCAAGAGGCTGTTTTTGTGCAGTTTTTCATACTATATATAGGAAATAAAAAATATTTCTGATCTGATTTTATACTTATTTCTTTACTATGGTAAAGTATTACAGCGTTAATGCGATAATACGTTAATCTTTTCCAAGGTAAAGCGGTGACATGTGAAATTTTCCAAAAAATCCGAATTTCCAATTTACATTTTGCAATTTGCATTTTGCATTTTTGAGTTTGCATTTTTCAATTTGCAGTTTGCATTTTCTAATTTGCATTTTAGCATTTGCATTCCAAAAAAGCCGCCAATCCAAAAATCAGCGGCTTTCCAAATATTTATTCCATCATTTCTTTTGCAACGTCATTTGGGAACAGCCTGAGCGCCAGTTCCTTTACCAGTCTACTCTTGTGATAGCTTACGTTCGGCTGCGTACAATTCATCGTCTTTGCAATGTCCTCTTGTCCCATGCCGTCAAAATAGCGCATTTCCAAGATAGGATACCAAGGGTCATTTTTAATACCAACCATTGCGGCTTTAATCATATCCAATACATCAGTAATTCCCTGCACAGATCTTTGCACATTATGCACAGCATTATCCACAGTCTCATCCACAGTGCACAGTCCATGCACAGTATTATCACCACAGTAGCTATGCACAGCCCCGCCCTTATGAGGCACCCCATACTTCTTTAGTTCCTCAATCTGTTCCAGCTTTTCTTTCACTACTCGCTGAAAGTTATTATAGTTATAAAGAAGCTGCTCTGTTTTGGAATATGCAGTTCGCTCTTTCTTAGGCGGTTGCTTATCCAAGCCAAGTTCCAAAATAGTAGCTTTAACGGTTTCTTTAATCAGGTTTTCCAAATCCTGTTGTTCAATTTGCACTTGCGTCACCTCTTACATACTCTAAAAGTTCCAAATATTTTAATACAAAGTTACTAAGTCCTTCTTCATACTCGAACAAAAATCGTGTTCCAACAGACCTAAATTCCCAATCATGTTCTTTGGGATTCCACTCAATAAATGCAATGGTTATACAATATGGAGAAACGTTAGTGTACCATTTTACCAATTCATATCTATTTTCATCCTCTAGCGGACGAATTTCAAAATTCTTGTATTTCACTTAATCTTCACCTTGATCTGATACACAGTAACGGTTTCCCAATCGAGATATTTGTAAATAAGTAAAGTACAATAACCATCTAGCAAGAAATTGTCTTTATTCACAATAATGGGGTCAACATTACCACCATTGATATATTCGGTATAGTGCCTAAGCAGCTTATCATACTTAGGTACATTGAAGTTAGCCGGGATTTTGATATCTCTCAGCTTCATATTTCGCTTATCCGAAAACAGATTCACAGTAATATCCATATGTAGACCTTCAAAAATCCTTTCTTTACGTTCGTCAGATTATACAAATATACACTCTTAAATACTCTTGAATTTGTGCAAACCTTATAAGACTAGTAAAGGTTGCCTTTATTATATTTCTTTTTAAGGGACAACATTTTACACTGTTCGGGACAACGTTAAATGTTGTCCTATAAAATAATATATAATAAGAAGAAGTTTATATATTATATTACTTATCACCTAATCCTAATCATCATAATAATCATCATTCCCAGCCGGGTTATTAAAACAGGTGTCGCAAGCAGACGCAAGCTCGCTGTTTTCATCTACATAATAATCATCACCGTATCCGGTACATTCGTAGCAGTAGTCAGGGTCATACATCATCGTTATATCCTCCTAAATCTCCGTTTGCCTTTGTACGGCACACTTTTTAATTCTGAGTATTCTGCAAGCACCCGTCGCATAAACACGACTTTAGTTTCTGGTTGAAGTTCTTCTTTAATACACCATCTCCAATAAATTGTGTACACATCTTGAGTGTATTCATCAATCCAGTCGTTCCAATCGGACGCTTCAATGAAATCATCTACGCTTGTTAAAACTGGATTAGCAATTTTACCTTTGATCTTCTCACCACAGTTGGGGCAATACTTGGTGGGGCGGTTATTCCATCCGTCGCAGCTATCGCACACCCAACCGTTTTTCACTTCATCACCATTCTTGTGGAATTTAGTCCATAAGGCCATTAGTTATCATCCTCATTTCGTTCTCCATAGGAGCAGAAATCGTCATAATTGCAAGCAGCATATTGATTTTCTCCGCCGTTCATCAGTCGGATATAACAATCTCCGTCCGCTCCATCGGTTGTCTGAGCATATTCCCTTGTGTACTCCAAAAACTGCTTACAGTTTTTACATCTAACCACTGGAACAGCATCAATAGTAGGAGCTTCTTCCACATCGAACTTTATATCGAAGTATCTGTAGGTTCGTTTCATTTTCTCCAATAGAGCGTCAGCATCAATCAGGCGCATAGCTGTTACCCCCAAATAAGATTTATAGCCATATACAAGATAAACAGGATTTCAAACCAGTAAAAAAAGATTGTGAGGTGCTTTACTTCCCTTTTAAGCCGTGCAATTTCTTGCGGTATGTCTACTCTCTTAGTTGCTATAAACGCCGTACAACGCTTCTCAGAGCCTTGTGGGACACCATCACACTGATTCACCCACCAGTTAGCACATTCCTCACAATCCACACGTGGGAAATCATCGAAGATTTTTTTATTTTCAGCCATTTTTAGTCACCCCCTTATAATTTGACGTTTAATTACTGTTCGGGCTATTTTGAGAGAAATTTTCCTGTACAATAGGGGACTTTTTTGATTGTAGACGTTCTGCTAATGCCGCTTTCTGTTCGTCAGTTAGCTCACACTTTGTTCTATATGGATTCTTACAAAATCTAAAATGATATAGCGCACAATCAGGTGCGCCACACTCTTTAACTGCGGTTGGAGAATCACCACAGCACTGTAAGCACCATTCTCTGATTGCTTTAACAGGATTTGTTGGTTGTTTCATACTCCCTCCTAATCTAAGTGTGAATAGATAATCTTTAGCTTATTATCTATTTTCTTGATCTTACTAAAAATAGCTTGCTTGGATACTCCAAACACTCTTGCGATATCTTCAAACCCATATCCTTCAACATAGTGCATTGTCCATGCCTTATACGCTGACTCACCACTTTGTTTATTCTTACTGCAAATATCTTTTACCATAGCCACAAGCATACTCTCATTGACAAAATCATAGTCATTTGGAATAGCTTCTATTAACTTGACATCATTTTCAGTTACAGGAGAGTCAAAAGATATCGTTTTAGGTAAGTTTTGTTGATAGTAGTCACTTCTTGAAACGTAATATGAACAGGCATTCTTGAATCGATAGTATTTGACATATCCAAGTATGTATGAGGAAATCCAAGTGCTGAATTTAGACCGCTGTGTGTCTAGCTTATCAATAGCTAGACACATAGCTTCATTTGCAACCTGTACTAAATCCTCATAATCGTACAGAGGACTTGATACTTTATTTCGATAAGGACGAAGCAAGTAATGAATTAGTTTTTGGTTCTCCAATACTAATTGGTTACGTTCTTCAATAGAGAGATTCATATGTATTACCGTCTAGTCCACTTACCATCTTTGTACTCGTAGATTCCATCAATCAATTTAGCCGTATTGATAATAGAGTGTTGCCCAGTATTACCACAGGGGCCAGCGATTTTACAACTTTCAACAACTTCCCAAATAGAAGGTCTATATTCTTCATCTTTACCATCTGCAAACACAGAATTATTTGCATCAAAAGGCCAATTCCTACATGACTTAATATCTTTACACAGAGTATTTATTGCCACTAATTCAATATCATGCTTTTTGCAGCATTCAAGAAAATTCTCTGTAAAGTGTTGACATTCTGCATACAATTCGCTTAATTTGATGCACTTTTCATTTAATGCCTTAGCTTCACGTTGTAAATCTATAAGTTTACCTTCAATATTCATTACGAAGCTCCTTATTCTTCATCACACAATTCTTTAAACTTTCTAAGATAGAAGTCACTCTTTTTAAGGTCTTCTTCTCCACCCTTATGGGTTGCTCTATAGCGATATTTCCAACAATTCAGTAAGCAGAAATCCATCAGTGCGGTTTTACCAAACACTAACTCCATTTCATCAAGGCACTCCATAGCACCTTCACGGTTGTAATGACTGGGATGATTAACTACTTCATCCGTTGCAGTAGTATCTTCTTTCTGTTCAGGCCACTTCCATTCAGGAGGAAGAAGATCATAGGCCTCTTGACACGTTTTATAATTCTTTTCAAAAACACCATAGCAGTTATCACACTGTTTAGAAATTACACAATTACAACAATCTCTATCATCACAATAATTCTGAATACAATCATTCATCTGCTCAATAGTCATAATTATTTCCTTTCTTCACTCATAAAATCAGCAATAGCACCCCAAGCTGTTTCTCTACCATTACATATGAGATAATACTTCTCAGCGTAACCACAGCAGTCTCTTAATGTTGGACTATCCGGAATATAAAGAGGACATTCCACACAGTTTACATAGCCGCCAATGTCTTTAATTCCATACCTTTCTTTAGCTTCTTCAACTGTCATTCTAAATCACTCCTGTTACTCTGAGCAGTGCTTTGACTACCCAACACAATGCTGCTACACTTCCAACCACCAAAGTAATAAGCCAAACATATCCAAGAAATTTACTTACATAATGCTCCAAATCGTGACTCATAATATTCTCCTTTAGTTTGATGTGAGTGTGTTCCTCCCTGACACACCCACATCATAGTTCATATTACCTAGTTTTTCAATTCGCAATATTACCAAAATTCAGTTAATAATTTTGGTGGATTTAGCCAGAACACTTCGACCAACCGCACGAAGGACAATCATTGCATCCATTCCTAAACACTAATTCTGTTCCACACTCAGGACACCTTGGAATATCACACTTTTCCATAGGTTTTTCATGTGAATTATCACATTTTTCAGGGTTTACTTCTTTCCACATTTCCAGAAGCGCATTACCAACAGCTACCGGACAACTACTCCCGACAGAAGTATCATTTTTTGTGGCTCGTCTTACTGCATAACTAGGACAAGTACCACTACTCTTTAACTGATCTACAATATCTTGAACAGCGACACCACTTCTTGCAGCCAAACTAATCATTCTGGAAAGGCCAATCATGAAGTTATTGCACCCGCCCGTGGAACCTTTGGAAAGATAAGTATTTTTCAAATTACCTTCTTCATCAAAGAAAGCACATACATGAAGACTTCCACACCCTGTAGTTAAGTGTCTCTCCAAACCAATCTTCCCTTTCACACTCGACATTTTGGAATGGCTCTCAGAGGACGTAGGAGCCATTTTAACAGGCTTTTCATCCTTACCCTTATCCTTACCTTCCGAAGTGGTTAAAATGCCCTCACGAGCGCACCCAGCCCTGTAGACAGTGATTCCTTTAAGTCCTCTCTCCCACGCTTGCATATAAAGCCGTTCAACATCCTCTACAGTAGCCTCATGCGGAAGATTCACAGTAGAGCTAATACTTGCATCAATATGATCTTGCCAAATGCCCTGCATATTAATTCTCTCATTCACAGGAATATCAGCAGACGTTACGAAGTAATCAGGTAGACTACTATCATCATTGAGGTTATTAGCGTCCATATAAGCCTTTACAATAGGTGTATAAACCTTGTAGGCCACATCTCCACCATGCAGAGATTTGGTCATTCTTGTATAACTATTGGCAAAGATAGGCTCAATACCACCAGATACACCAATCATTGTGGAAATGGAACCAGTAGGAGCAATCGTTAAAAGCTGAGAATTTCTAAGGCCGTATGTTTCCACATGAGCAAGTAATTCATCACTCTTATGTGCATTAAAGAACGGGGATTCTGTTACTCTGTAATCATATCCGTCATATGCACCTTCTTCCTCAGCAAGTTTGGAACTCTCACTAATAGCGGTATAAGCGTATAAATATGCAATTTGATTGCATAAAGATACAGCTTCCTGAGAACCATATCGCATTTTCATTTTAATGAGCATATCAGCCAAGCCCATAATGCCAAGCCCGATCTGCCGCCACTTGGTAACACTATTTCTCTGTTCCAGCAAAGGGTGTTTGGAAATACCTTCATCAAGAACCTTGTTCAACGCTCTGACTGCAATTCTTACAGCGATTGCAAACGCACTATAGTCAAAGCGTCCTTCATCATCTACAAATGCAGCAAGGTTCAATGCTCCAAGAAGACAAGAGCCACCAGCGGGAAGGGTCTCTTCTGCACATGGATTTACACCCGCATATTCAAAGTCAGGATTGGTGGACAGCATATTCCAATGATTGATTCTATCCCAAAACAGCATTCCGGGTTCGGCATAATTCCAATTATTCTTGCAAAGAAGTTCGAAAATATCCTTAGCCTTTACTGTTTTGCTAATTGTCTCACCTGTTTCCGGACGAGTAAAAGACAGTTCCCAATCTGCGTCATGCTGTACTGCAACCATAAACTTATCGGAAATTCTTACAGAGATATTTGCAGCAGTCACCTTGTTCAGATCACTTTTAACTGTAATGAACTTCTCCAAGTCAGGGTGAGTACAATCAATAGAAATCATTAGTGCGCCACGTCTACCGTTCTGCCCAATCTGCTCTGTTACCTGAGAGAATGTATCCATGAACGACACTGCGCCACTAGTAGACTTGGCCTGATTGTGGATTTCTGCTCCTTCTGGTGCAAGTTTGGAAATATCAATTCCACAGCCGCCGCCATACGAATATGTTCTAGCCAGCTTTTTACAAGTGTCATAGATTGATTCCAAATTGTCTTCCGGGGGAGAAATCACATAACAGTTGGAATATGTAGTTTTCTCATTAGAATCCTCCACGTTTCTATTGGAAAGAATACGTCCACCAAACAAGAACTTCTTTTCACGAATAAGGTTGGCAACTTCCTCATCACCCCCGCTCACTCGCTCAAGCCATTCGTCAAATGTTTCAGTACCTCTCTGATACTTTTTACACCAGATATCTATACCAAGTTCGTTATCTTTCCCAAGCCAGTCCTGTACAGTCATTCATTTCCTCCAACTACTTCTTCAATATAAAGCTGACCAAATTCATCTTCCTTAAACTCTACCACTTGAACCAAAACCTCCCCTGTCTGGATTATCTAAATGCTCCACAGTTTCAAATTCTAATTCAGGCTGCTTCTTCACAATCCTAAATTGACAAATTCTATCATTTTTGTGGATTTTCACGTAATGTGTTGCAATCGCCGGGAATTTCCAAACATCATTGTCTCCGCAATAGCTATTATCAATTACCCCCATGTGATTAGCTTGAAGAATGCCCCACGTCTTAAAAGTAGATGATCTTGGAACAACGTGCGCTTCATATCCATCCGGGAGTTTCATAGAAACTCCCAATGAAATCAATCGGAATTCACCTTCTTGGAGGGCAATATCTTCTGCCGCTCTCAGATCACACCAATCTCCTGTTTCTGTCATTTGAAGTGGTGTAATATCAGAATGATACCTGACTTTAATCTTCATCTTTGTTGCCCTCCAATAATCTGTCTAAAGAAATTTCTACTTTTCTCTTTGCTCGATCTTTTAATTCGTCTCTCACTTCGTTCAAAATACATTTCTTTGCAAAAGATGAGAACTTTCCTTTCTTTTCCCACTTACTAGCAGCTTTACATAACCCAACCATTCCACATTGAATGATATCTTCGTCTGAAATGAAATTCGGATAATATTCTCGAATAACCACATAGACGAGATTGATATTTTCTTCTATGAAATCTTGCTTATTATTCATTCATATATACCCGAACCTTTCTTCCATCTTGGTCGATATTCTTCACCACCAAATTGTATTGCTTCTTCATCTGCTTACTGAATTCAATAGCGGACATAGCTTGCAGATTGTTGGAGAAGCAGAATGTAGAATACTTCTGATAAACCAGCTTAATAGGCTCATTCAGATAATCCGTTTCATCCAAATCTGCAAAAAACTCAAGAATCGGATTATTGCTACGTTCAAACTCAGCAAGAGTATCACTAACTTTCTTGCAAGTTTCAAACTCCTGATTAGCAAGAACGTCGATCAGAGCCGGAACAGCTTTAGCAATCAGAGCTTCCATAACTGGTTCTTCTCGCAGTTTATACTTAATAAACGGGTCATAGTCAGCATCATTCTTGGTGAATTTAGCATCAAACGGAATTATAACCAATCTATCAAGTACCGCACTTGAATCTTTTCCCCGTCCAAGGCGAGGGAGAGAGTTTGCGGAGAAGAAGAACTTCGCAAAACTTCGTAACTTGAAAGGGTCTTTGCCTTTTCTTTCAGCAGTGACCACATCACCAGAGACAACCTTTTTGAAGATTGCAGTGTTAGACACCCATTCATCGTTAATATCATCACCAATATTGGCAAGCTTTCCTGTGAGTTCAGCCGTTCTGAATCTATCCCCAATCTCACATAGATCAAGGTTTGATGTGTTATCTTCGCCCAAAAGCGTTCCCACCATGTCCAAGAAGGTTGACTTGCCATTTCGTTTTTCTCCAAGTAAGAAGAAACTCTTTCGGAGTTCGTTTCGTCTGTAGAAGCAGTAACCAATAGATTGGAGTAGCAGTTGTTCAACCGTTTCATCTTTACAACTCAACTTTCTTAATACACCATCCAACACACCACTCTGAGCATCAGGCACATAATTGTGTGGAATCTTATTGGTAATCACATATTCAGGTGAAAATTCATTGAATGAGCCATCCGCAATGTTCAAAACGCCATTCTTGAACGCAATGTAGTTAGCATCTGCCACACCACTTTCTTTCTTTACTAACAAAGTGAGATATGAAAGCACTTCTTTCCGTTGAGCCTGTTTTAACTTCGGAATGTGTTCAATCATTGCAGCTTCAATCTGTTCATCACCCTGTTCATAAATACCGTTCCTGTAAATGTGGAGCTTTCCACCAATCTTTACAATGTGGTCTGTCTGAATAAAGTAACGTGCAAATTGGTCAAAAAGAAAGTTACCTTTGGAATTAAAGAATGTTGGACACTCAAAAGCACCGTCTCTAAGAACTACTTTCAATTCACTCTCAGGAAGTGGGTCTTTCAACACAAACTCATTGATAATTTCGATACACTCCCGACATTCTTCCTTGGTAAATTCGTTTTGCTGTAAGGGTAAGATATAACTGAATAAAGCGTTATTTCGTCCGTCTCCATCAGCCATATCTAACAAATCCACGTTAGTTTTGACAGGAGTGAGATATTTTGGTATAATTTGATATGTACCAGTGTCGTAGATACATTCACGTTCCACACCATCGACTTTTAATGCTTGGTAGGACGCTTTAGAACCGCCTTTGAAATCTGCGGTTAGACCAATGGCGATTTTACAATGAGTTTTATTTGCCATTGGTGATTCTGTTTGGAATAAGAAATGCTTTCCACGAGTGGTTTTGAACACCTTACATTTTAATTCCTTAGTTTTGACGATATTAAAGAGGATTTCACTCTGCTCAAAATCGTCAATGTCTACCAAAATAGTGTTATTATCCAAAATACCAGCATATCCATTAAACTTCTGGGCTTCCTCTAATGTGAGAAGATCAGAGGTTTCTTTGTCTTTGAAACTCATAGTGGCTTTCTTTCCGCTAAGTGGAATGAAACCTCTGTATAGGCTCATGGTTTATCTCTCCAATCAATTATTTTTTATTAAAATGATTACATAGAACTTCAATATTCTAATTTCCATCCATAATGTTCAGCTACTGTTATAAACTGTTTGATATGATAACACCCATCATTTCCATTAAGGTCTAACCCATTTTCAAGAACCTTACACCAAGCGTTTACTACAATTGCCATTAGTTCAGAAGAAATACCTCTTTCACATATTGCCTTTTCATAACCAAATAATGTATCACGCTTCAAGTCTTCCATAATATTTTCTTCTGTCCATTCTTTTGGAGTAAATTGGTCGTTTCCAACGTATTCAAAACCAAAGTTTTTCCATTCTACTGTTGGGAGATAATCAATGAATCGCTTTGTGAATCGTCTATCCAAAAAGTTATCTTTTTCAAATTCATCAAAATTATTTTTAACATACTCTAATGATTTCATTTATCAATCCTCCAATACAATTTCTGTGAAGTAGGGAAGTGTTTCAATCCATGCACACAGCTCTCTCCACTCTGGCAAACGGTGGTTCTTACGCTGATAGTAGATCGTTTTCAACTGACGATAATTCGTAGTCATTCGAGCGGTAAGCTGAAAACCAGTTGGAATATTATACAATACTCTCAAATAATTTTCAGGAGTTGGATTATTGTTATAGCAATCTACTAATGCTTTTACCATTGAGATACTCCCCGGATGAACATATTCGTTGCACTGATTTTCAATATCAAATTTTGTAATTCTGTGCATCGTACTTTGACTTGATACAAAATCCAAGAAATGATACCGCTGTGCTTCTGTCCACGCTTTCAGAGAAAATGTCAGATCAAATTGAACAATAATCCCCGTTAAAAATTGGTCGTGCCCTTCACCTTTACCAGATTGTCCAAGGTTTTTGACCGTATTAGTAATTTCAGAGGTACAATCTTCCACTCTAGTAGTCATTGGATATTTACTAGCTTTAATTGAGTCTTCCAACCCAAACACTTTTACGTTTGAAACGTTCACTCAATAACCCTCCGTTGCAACACCATATACCATATTCATTCCAAATCTAGCAATAATGTCCGTAGTGTCTTCCTCATCTTCTGGAATCACACAGTAGGAATTTTCTGCTGCATACCAAGTGCAATTTGGAAACTCAATCTTACCCGCTTCTGTGTAAATTA